ACCAAGGCCTGTGTCGGCCAGCACAATGTCACCCCGCTGGGCCAGCAGCGGTGTCTCGCGCGGCGCACCGAGCAGTGCGAGCCCCATTGCCTCAAGTGAAGCCCAGCTAAGACGGCGCATGACGCGCGCGCCGCCAAGCGCAGTGCTGTAGCGTCCGCGCCAGAGGGCGGCCACATCCGCGCCGTCCGTGAGCTGGCTTCGGATCCCAAAAGCAAATGTTCCACAGTCTTGAAGGCCCCAAGCGAAGGGTTTTACACGTGCGATGTCGATTGCCTCTGCGAGGTGGCGTTCCCAATTGTCGATGTGAGACATCATTTTCCCTTGCCCATCTAAGCGTGGCGCGCCAACTTTGCGGCATGCGCGCCTTTGATTTCCCCTTTGAGACTGTCGAGATCAGCTGCCCTGTCTGCGGTCGCTTCGGGCGCTATTCCAAAGAACGTTTTGTGGAGCGTGTTGGCGCGAATACGCCGCTGCCCACAGCGCTCGACATCATTGCCAAAGATTGCCCCGAAGACCGGCCTAGCCTCACGAACATGCAGGGCCGCTGCCGGGCCAGCTATCCACAGCTTATCCAGATGAATAGTCCCTCAAACCCGGCCAACTCCGCAAATTAACCGCGTCCCCAGGTAATCTCCCGGTCTTGAATGGCGGTGACATATTCAAAGCCAAGATCACCCGGATACAGCACCTGCTGGCTTTCATGGGTATAGCGCCACGTCCGCGCCACGGTCAGGTCAATCAACCGGCTTTCATAGCTGATGGTAATCGTGCAGCTGTCAGCATCATCCTTGATTTCTGGCACATCAAGACGGCCTGAGAAGGCCTGCACCGGGTCGGCGATGATTTGGCCTATCTCAGATAATAGCCCAAGCCAGATCCGGCCTGGCAAACCTTGCCGCGCCTCTGCAATGGCCATTTGCACCAAATCAAGCGGTACGCCAGACAACGAGACCGCCGTGCCACCCGCCACAACCTCGCCGGTTTCATCAAGAGAACCGATGCCTAGAAGCGATCCAGCCCCAGCCCAACTCTCGTCGTTCCAGCCGATCTCGCCCAGCCCCGACCAAATCCGTACCCAGCCCGTTGCAAATTGGCCCTCGAAGAAGATCACCGGGCGAAGGTGTTGTTCTGCCAGTGCCGCAGCAAAAGCGGCGGTTACATCTCGGCTCATGTCAGATTTCCTCGCAGTTCAAAGCGCCTCTCGGGCTGAGATCGTAAACCGATGCTGATCCGCCCGGCCAATGACCGTCGGCACCGGCGCCGTTAGCCGAAGAAGAACGGACGGGGCATTCAGGCCGATCGGCGTGCCGAGCTGAACGGTACTGCGCAAGGACGGCACAAACATGATCTCCGCCTCGCTGCCGACTGGTGTCACATCCGCCGTCAGTTGATAAAGCCGTGTCGTGGACACGGACCCTAGCTGAAAGAAATCCCCTGCGCGCAGACCAAGTCCCCAGCCAGCAGTGCGCAGGCTCAAAGCACCCGCCGCCTGCGTTTCAGTGACATAAGGATTGCCCACCCCGGCGAGCACTTCAATCGTTGGATCAGGAAACAAAAACCGCCCCCGCAAACCGCCCAAAGCGGCAAAGAACGCAGACAGGCTGCGGCCATTGGCACCTTGCGTTACCGCCATCTCAATCTGGTACTCCCACCATGATGCGCCCCAGTCTTGGATTTGCGACGTGCCGGTAAAGGGTGAGCGTGCCTCGGCCACGGAAGTGACCAGCCGCCGCTCAAGTGCGGACACCAGCACCAGTGGCAACACCGCAATTGTCATATCGCCTGACCCCGCCGCCGCCCGTCCGCAACGCTTTGCTTGGCGATCCGCGCGATTTCGGGCAGCGCCGCGCGCAGGCGGGCCTCAATCTGTTCGGCCACGCCGATTTGTGCGCCGCGCGCGTCAATTGAGATCGACATATTGGATACAGCACCGCCTGTGCCATAGCCCGCGGCCTGCCTACGGCTCAACACCCGCTCGCCGCGCTGCAAGATTGCGGGCACCTCATCAGGTTTCAGGCCCGCCCAGCCTCCAGCATGCATCCGCGGGGCTGCTGCAAAGGCCAGCGCTGGAACCCTGCGGCTGGTTCCGCCAGTCCCGACCATGCCGCCTGCATGCAAAACCGAGCCAAATATATCCCCACCGCCAAACGCCCCCGACAGCGCACTGGCAATGGGTCCCAAAACTGCGCGCTTGAACGCCAGCGTTGCCAGATCAGCAAGGATGGAAGACACCAAGGACTTGAAGTCGAACTTGCCGGTGGTGATAAATTGCTTGAACGCAGTTTCAGCCGATTGAAAGCCGCTGACCAAAGTGCTGCCAAGGCCCTTGCCCCAGTCCATCGCCTGCTTGGAATAGTCCGCCAAGGATTGTGAGACGGCCGCCCAGCCGGTTTTGGCCACTTCAGCGGCGCTCTTGACCGCCCCACCAGCAGACTTGGCCGCGTTTGATGCTCCGTCCAAGGCATCCGCAACGCCTGAGGCCGACGCCTGTGCCTCATCAAGCGCATCAGCCCCCGCAGCACCACTACCGCTTACGGCATCTTTGAGCGCCTGCCAACTTGCAAGCGGCGCTGTGGCCCCTGCCGCAAGATCGCTCGCCGCCTGGCGGTAGCTGTTCGCGGTCGCAAGCGCGTCAGTGGCAAGGCCGCTGAGACCAAGATCAGGGGCGGTCAGGGGGTTTTTGGTAAAGGCTCGCTGGAACGCTTCGGCCGCCGCAGTGCCCGCCTCGGCTGAGGCCCCGGCAAAGGGGTTTGTAATATCACCAAGGCTGATCTCGCCAATCTGACCGAATGCGGTCTCAATCCCTACGGCGGCAAGCGCATCTCGGATCTTGCCGGTAAAGGCATCAATCCGCCCGAGGGCCCCATTCAGCATTGCCTCAATGCCGTCGAGCATGCGGTTGGCCGCTGTGAACACCAGATCGCCAATCACGCTGGGCAGGCGCGACCAGATCTCTTTCACGGCCAGAAGAGCGCCTTCAAAGGTGTTGGCTGTCGCATTGCCAAACCCCACCACGCTTTCAATTGCGGACGCCATGCCCATGGCCGCATCTGACTTCAGATCGTAGAACATCGCGGTGGCCGCGGCCCCAGCCGAGCTGGTGGCCATTTTGATCCGGCCCCAAACCTCGACCGCAACGTCTTTCAAAAGACCCATCGCAGCACCAAAGCCGCCAGCACCTGCAACAAGCCGGGTGAACCAGTAGACCAACTCACCTGCGCCCACGATCAGCGCGCCAATGCCGGTGCGGATCAGCGCGCCCCGCACGATGACAAGGGCTGTGGCAAGCCCGCGCACCGACAGCGCCGCTATCGCCATTGCGGCAACCCAACGCCCGGCAAAGAAGGCCGCAAAGGTTCCCGCATAGGCACCAAGCCTGCCAAGGTTGTCAAAAACACCCGCAATCGCTTGGCCCAGCGGTCCCGTGGTTTTGGATACCGCCGCCAGTGCGTTGGCCACCGCTTCAAGGGCTGGTGCCGCAGCCACTGCCAGCTGGTTTGACACACCCCGCCAGATCAGTCCGAGGCGCGACAGCGCATCATTGGTCCGCTCAATCTGGTCTGCGTCCTGCTCGGAGACAACAATGCCAAAATCATTCACATCAGCGGTGGCTTGGCGCAGCGTGGCGGTATCAATGCGCGTAAACACCAAGGCTGCGCGGTCGCCAAAGAGCTGTGACGCAACCGCCGCGCGCTCGGCCTCGGGCACAAACTCTGCCAGCCTGTCTTGGATCAAGGCAATGCGCTGATCAAGCGGCAGGCTTTGCAGCGCTTGGACTGACAGACCAAGGCGGTCAAGCGCTTCGACGGCAGGGCCAGCACCTGCGGCTGCCTGGCTCAGACGCCGTGTCAGCTGCACCGTGGCCTGCTCGACATTGCCCATCGAGACGCCAGAGAGATCAGCGGCCCGGTCCAGCACTTGCAGGCTTTCCACCGTGGTGCCCAGAGATTGCGCCATTTTGGCCTGCGCATCGACGGTTTGCAGGCCAGAGCGGATCATGGCCACCCCCGCCACCACTGTGGCCGCAGCCATAACGCCCGCGGCAAGGGCCGCCCGGCGCGATAAGGCTGCAAGCCGTGCATTGGCCATATCCATCTCTCGGCTCAGCCTGCCAAAGCCGCGGCTGCCCGCATCGCCCACACCTTCCAGCTCGGCGCGCACTTGCCGCCCGCCGCTGGCCGAGAGGCGCACAGAGACACGTTTTTCGGTCATAACCCTTGTTCCATCCTCTCGTTAAGTTTCTGAACCATCACCGCCTCAACAGCCGGTAGCATCTCGGCCACAGCCAGCGGCGAAAGCCCAAGCGCGGAGGCCAGCGCAAAGGCTGCCCCCATGTCCCAGCCAATCACCGCATTGCCTGACGCCCCTTGCGCCAGACGCAGCTGGCCGCCCAAGCGCTGCACCAGGTCCCAAACCTGCCAACCTTCAAAGGTCTGCGGTGCGTTTACGCGGCTGGGGCAGTCGAGGCAGTCTTGCTCACAGGCGGCGCAATAGGCGTCACCCCCGCCGAAGGACCACTCGGCAAGGGCGCAAAGCCGTTTTTTTCCGCATCAATCAACAGACCTTTGGCAACATAGAGGGTCTGAAACGCCTCAAACACCGGCCAAATATCCAGCAGGGCATCAATGGCAGCCTCAGAAGGTGCAAGTGGCACGCCGCTCGCATCGCCCACCCCCTCCCAATCGAGAATGGCGAGGCGGGCCAGCGCCTTGGCAAAGGCCACGGCGCGTTCGTCATCACTGGCGGTACTGGCAGTATTGGCGGTACTGGCAAGGCCTTGGATCGCAGGGTCCGCGCGCGCGGCCACCATCAGCGAGGTGGTCAGCGGGCGCAGCTGCAAACGCAGGCCTGTGATGAGATCAAGCCACTTCGGCCCGTTGGAAAGGTTGAGTTCTATCATGCATAGCTCGCGACTGAGTTGGTGAGGACAATGGTGCAAAGACGTGCAGGCGTTGTCCCCTTCGCCGCCTGCCAATCAAACGAGGCTTGAATGCCCTGCGGCCCTTGGATCTCGATCCGGGGCCGGGGCAGATAGACCGCATGGGCCGTAAAGCTGAGGCTGGCACTGGCCCCAAGGCTGTAGCTGAACTCCAACTCGCAAGGTGCGCCGTCAATGGCTTGGGTCACCAGCGCGCTGTCAGCAAAGCGCACATCAATCTTGCCTGTCAAAGCCGCCATCGCCGGATCCGCCCCATCTATCTTGCCATCAGCGCGGATGGTCTCCACCCGCTCGAGGTTGTTGGCATAGGTGATCTCTGCCGAGACCACATGGCCAAGGGCTGTGCCATTGCGCTTGATGGAGCCGTTAAAGTGGCCAAAGCGCTGCAGGGCGATTGCGTTCGGCGTACCCGCACCTGATGCGGTGGCAATGGCCTCGCCCTGCGCGATGATCTTTGCCGTCGCCGTCAACAGCCCCGAGCGCTGCATGGTCCAGCTCAGTTGATCCAGCATGCAGCCCGAATACATCGCATAGCGCGGCACCTCTGGCATGCCGGTTTCCACCGAGAAGCTCGGCAGTGCCCAAGACCCTGAGGTGAAGGTGTGCGTTTTGGGCGTGGTGCCGCTGGTAACAGGCGCGCCAAAGGCGGCCTTGAGCCAAAACCCGAACGCTTCAATATCAATCGGCACCGAGACATCACCGTCCGCCGTCACCGCATCTTTGATCGGGGCCAGCGGATCGCGGCCATAGCCCAAGAGGTCGGAGGCCAGCAGCGGCTGCTCAGCCCCCAGCGAGGTGCTGGCAAAGGGCATCAGCTTGAACCCCGCGGTTGGGGCGGTGCCATAAATAGTCTCAAACGCCAGCGCCATCTGCGCCCGCGCGCCTTGCGCTCGTGCCATGGGGGTCTCCTCATTATGGTGGGTTGTCAGGCCAGTGGGCCGGTGGTGGTGTAATGCAGAACGATGGTGATCACCGCCGCCTTCAGGCTCGCCGCCCCCTCGACAGGCAGATCGACCGGGCGCGGCGCTTCCGCCTCAACCCAGTCGCAGAGGCCACCCAGCGTGTGGTCCGCAGAGATCACGGCGCCGATTTGGCCGCAAAGTGTGGCAAAGCCCGCATCACGGTCCACACCCTGCACGATAACCTCCAGCTCCACGCGGTGCTGGAAGTGATACAAAAGCGGCGACAGCGTCACCGCCGGATCTCCCGGA